AAGACCTGTAACTCTTCCGCCACGTCTAGCAGGACCTGTAAGCGGTGTAAACCTTGTTTCTTCTTCTGCTTCTAATATTCTAATTTCTTCTAATTGATCAGGAGTTCTAAATACTGCTGCTTCTGTAAAATCTTCTACATCAAACAAATCATCTTCTGCCACTTCTTCTCCACCTCTTTGTTGCAGCTCTTGTATTCTTGGAACATCTCTTTGTGCTTCTTGAAATAGTTGTCTAGCTTGTGCTTGTGTAAGTCCTGCAGCTTGTAACTCTTGTGCTTTTGCTAGTGATATTTCTGAACCAAATCCCGCTCTTCTTGCTTCCCCACCTATTTGTGCAACTGATACTTGTTTATTAAGTATTTGTTCACCTAAATCTGGTTTTATTGCAGATGCAAATATAGCTTCATCTGTTAAATCAATGCCGTAGTTAGCACTATAAAATTCTTTTACTTGAGGTATGTTATTTTTAATACCTTCAAAAACAACATCTATTCTTGTTTTAAATTCTGAAGGAGATACATCTCCTGCAATTAAATTGCTAAATGTATCGTCAAACAATTCTGCATTTAAACCGTAATCTTCTAAAGATAACTTATAACTTTCTTTAACTGCTAAATATTCTGCTTCGTTATATCTGACTGTTTTGTCTGCTCTTTTGTTACCAGGAAAAAAATCATCGTATATAGGATCTTGTCTAAGTTTACCTAATGCTACATCTGTGTTTCTATCAGATTCTGATAAATAATCTACATACTTATTAATTATAGAATCAGGTAGATAAGGATACAAAGATTTAGCTAATTGCATAAATTCTTCCATTATATTCTACCTCTCTGACTAGGACCAAATGCTTGACCTATAGATTGTAATGCTTCTTGTACTGGTTTAGCAACGTTACTTTCTAAACCTTTTTTAAATAAATATTCGTTTGCTTTTACTGTGTCATTTAATTTTATTACTTCTTGTACCACATCAGAAGCATCGTCAACATTTTTACCCCAAGCATTTTGTACAAAACCACGCCAAGGTGATGCTATTTCTTCGTATGTTAAATCTTCATCGTATTCAGGAAACAAACTTTTTCTTGATGCTTTTAATTTATCTATTAATTTTATTTGACCATTAGGATCATTTCTTAACATACCTGCCCATTCCTCTATTTGACTTGTTTTTACATTTGCTCCAAAAACAGGACCCCACCATTGTGATACTAAATCTTTTACTTGTTGTTCTCCTGCTCTAGTTGTGTCAAATGTAACACCTCCATTGTCTATAAAATTTTGCATACCTGCATCTATATCACCAGGTAACTGTGGATCTGCTAATAATTTTATTTGTTCATCAGTGTATGTGCCAGACCACTGTCCTGTAGTAAATTTTTCTGAAACCCAATTAACTAAATCATCAGATAAATTAAAAATACCTTCTGATACCATAGCATTTTTAATTTGTATTCTGTCATCATATACTTTTTGCAAAGCATCTTTAGTCATAACTTCCCCTGTATCAGGGTTAACTTGTTGTGCTAATAAAAGCCATTCTCTTTCTGCTTGTGTATGTGTTCTCCACCATTCAGTAGATTCCCATTCCGCATCAGTTACTGTTCTACCTTCTAGAGTTGATTCTGCTAAAAGATACAACATTTCTTCAGACTTTAACCAAGGTCTAACTGCTGCTTGTTTTTCTACTGCACCTACAAAAGATTCCCAAGGATTTCTAGTAGGGTCTATTATTGACGGATCATAAAGTTCTACAGAGTTTCCAAATACTAAACTTCTATTCCAGTCATCATCACTAGGTGTAGTAAACGTAATTTTTTCTGATTCTATAGGTCCAAAAATAGCTATTAAATCTTTTTCACTAGAAGTGTATCTAAGAGGTGTAGCATTAGGATCACCAGGTATTCTATAAACAATTGCAATATTTCCTTCATAATTCCAATATTCTGCACCTTTAGGTATAGCCATTAAATCAATATCTATTACCTCTGTATCATCTGTTTGTTCAGGTGTTTGTGCATTAGTTTCTTGTGTAGTTTGTTGTTGTCCTAAATAATCTGCAGCAGTATCTGTTCCTGTATAAATAGAACCGCCAGGATCTGATCTACCTATATTTGCTTCATTTTCTATAGTTGTATAACCAACAGCTTCTAATTCTTTTGCTTTTTCTTCAGAAACTTCATAATAGTTTTGACCATCTGTGCCTTGTCCAAAACCTAAATCTTTTCTATATACTCTTACCATTACATTATCTCTATTCCTGAATCAATAGCTTTTTTCTTAGCTTTTGATAAAGTAGAATATACATCTGTTAAAGAAGCGTTTAAACCAGGATCAACAGATTTTACATATTTATCTGCAAATTCCATTTCTCTTGGTGTTCTAACAGTTGGGTCAATAGTAGGTTTTACATTTTGACTAGCAGCCATTCTTTTAAACTTGTCTATTTCTTCTTGATTAAGTTTTTCTTGCTCCATAATTTTTCTTTTTTCTCTGTTATATAATTTTATCTCTGAATCCATTTTAGTCTTAAATTCCACTGCTTCTGTTTGTTTATCTATATAAAATTTTCTAGTTGTATTGAAATATAAAGCTTCCATAACATCTTCTGTTTTGTCAGACTTTATTTCCCCTGACTTTATCTCATACATCTCTTTAAATATTTTTGTTTGTGTTGTTAAATCTGCATTTTTTAAAAATTCTCTAACTACTTTTTTTTGACTAACAGTAAACTTTCTTACATCTTTTTCGTCTTCGCCAACTATATTTGTTTCTAATTGATTTTTTTGTAAATCTGTCATACCTGGTAAATCAACACCTTCATCTACCATAACTTTATAAATTGCAGCCATCTCTGTATTTATATTTGTTTGATATATACCCCAAGAATCTGATGTAGGGTCTTTAGCATCTTGTGTAAAAGGAGTTCCGTCAACTCTAGATTCATAAGCAATAATTGGAACTATGTAGTTTATTACATTTTCATCTACATAACCTATATCGTTTAATGCAACTATTACATCTTCTATTGTATAAGTTTGTGACTCCACTAGGCAATCCTCATAGATGTACCCAATATAGACCTGTTTACATTATTAAAATTTAATCTCGCTCTATCTTGTCTTTCTGGGTATTCTCTAAAAGATTTATATAAAGGTTCAAATTTATTTAAAAATTCTTCAGATGCACTAAATGCTTCCGGTTGTGTAGATTGTGCTTCTGCTTCCGCCATAAATGTAGCACCTTCAGCACCTTCTAAACCTAACTCTGCTATTGCTTCAGGGTCAGGTAATTTACCGTACTCTTGTTGTAATTTAAATACAGCTATGTCTTCATTTCTTTGTATTTCTTCATTAATTAATTCATTCATACTTTCTCTAAAAGCATTTAATTCTGATGATGTGTAATCTCTTCTATTACCTACAAGTTTTTGTACACCATCTCTAAGATATTTTCCTCTATCTACAGTTTGCAATACTTCTTCTGTGTAGTCTTTTATTTGTTTTAAATCATTTTCGTATCTGTTGTTTATTTGATTGCCTAAAAATTGAACGGGGTCTATGTTATTATTTATACCTCTTACAAAAGAATCTAATCTAAATCCATTTACATCACTAAACCAAGCTCTTACTGCAGCTTTTGTTTGAGCATCATTGGATCCAGGATTGTAAAATCCTGTAAGATAATCTGCATCTTCTAACAGTTCTTGCATATTAGCTATATTTACAGAATTAAAATTAGCTCCTGATAAATATAAATCTCCCTCATAACTAGGAATTAAATTTATGTTAGGATATAAAAGATTAGGAGCTATATATTTTTTATCTGGATCAAGACCATCCCAACTAGGATCAAGAATTAATGCAGGAGTTCCTGAATAATATATTCCTGATTCATTAGCTGCAGCGTTTTCTGCTGTAATTTGAGAAGGGTCTTTAGGTTGATTTGGTCCTAACTTTGGTTCACCTCCAATAGCAGTATTTATTTTTTCAATAGAATCTTCTGATTCATCATTAAATGTTTTAGGATTATCTAAAGACCAACCAGGGTTATCTGCAAGCCAATCAATAATTGATCTAGCATTTATTCTTTTTGTTTCTCCATTTGGTCCATAAACTGTAATCATATTATCTTCCTATTTCTTCTAAAAGTGAAATAAAGTTTCTGTCTATATCTTCATAATACTCTTCTTTTAACTCTTTAGAACCCATAAAATTCCAAAATATAGCAAACTCTGCACTTTCTTTAGCTAATCTTTCTCCTAGTATTATAAGTTCATTTCTATAGGCTTGTGTTGCATTTGTCTTTTTTAAATAATACTGTGCATTATTACCTGAAGTACCATATTTATTTTTAACATCTTTAACTTTTGCAATTTCTATTAATATTTTTTCTCTGTAATCCATATATTCTTTTAATGGTTTATATAAAGGACTTTCTTGTATTTGTTTTCTAATACTGTTAGGTAGTGCTTCTTTATTTTTTACTTCTATACCTACAGCAAGTTCCATTTGATTCCAGTTTTCTATATCTGCACCTATTGTTATAGATTTTACATAAAAATTAGGAAACATTGAATCGACCATATAAAAAGTATCTCCTCTTTCTTTTTTAGTTAAAGGTCTGCCTTTTTCTATTTCTTCTAAGGTTGTTAAGTATGAATACATACGACTTCCATTTATTTTATTAACTTCAACAAGCCATTCATCAGCAGATAATTTATAAGTATTTCCTTTTCTTCTTTGATTAAATGCTGCTTCATATGAATAATCTGCTCCTACTTCTGGTGCAGGTGCAAACAAGCCAAACACATTTGAAATATATTTTTCTAACTCAGCATTATCTCTTTCCCAATTATATCCTTGTTCGGTAGTGCTTCTTATACCTGCTTCGTTATAACTTGTTCCTTTTGTTATATAAGTAAGTGCTTCTATTCCTTGATTTTCTTTTAACCAATCAGGTCCTAACATTTCTGTCATAGCTACAATAGCTGCTTCATCATCACCTTTAAATAAAGCTTTCATATTTACGTATAGTGATGTAACTGCAGAAAATCTTATATAACCTTCTCCATCTATACCTAGCTCTACATCTTCGCCAAAAAATTCTTTGTAATCATTTAAAGTTTCACCTTCTGTTCTTAATCTATAATCGTATGTAAAACCTGATGGTAAACCGCCTTGATAAGCACCTCTAACAAGTAATGTTTGTGTTCCTACTTCTTGTGCTGCTTCTAATAATTTTTTTTGATCTATAGCTCCTGCATCATTAGTTAAATCAATTTTTTCACCTGCTTTGTTAATGTAAAAACCAGTCACTGCTAAAGCTTTAGCTGTTTGTGCTAAATGAGTATTCCATAAATATTGATCTGCAAATACTCCTTCACCTTTTGACCACGCAGTTATAAGTTTTACCATATAAGCAGGAAGTAAATAAGTAGCACCAAATTTTTTAAGAGTTTCTGCATCTGTAACTTTTACACCAAAAGGGTTAAAATGTTTTTGAATCATATCAAACTCTGATGTATCTGGTATATATAAACCAGCAGGTATTTGTAAATAAGGTCCTGCTCCTGGACCAAAATTAGCTGTAACCATATTTACAGCTTCTAACGGAGAAGAAGCGTCAATTTTTAATTTATTATTTTGATCATTAAAGTATTTTTCTTCTTGTGCTGGACCTATCCAAGGATATGTAAAATATTTTTCTCCATTAGGTCCTTCACTTATATAACCTGCTTCTTGTCCACCGTTTACTACAAGTCCTGCCGTTCTAATAGCAAAAGGATTTCTTGATAAAACACCTGTCCAAGTAGATACTTGTTCAATCCAAGCACCCATAAATGGGTACATTAATCTTGTTACATCTGCAAAATATCCTCTTTCTGACAAATTAAATAATAAATTATTGTGCATAAACAAAGCTCTTGCGTCTGCGTATTGCTCTACTTCATCTAGTGTTTCAAATAATTTTGCACCTGCTGGTGGTTTTTTACCTTTAGATTCTTCTATAGCATCTAATATAAATTGTTTTGTTGATTTGTTTAAAGCGTCTGTATCAAAAAATTTACTAAATCCTTGTGAGATAAAAGAATCGTCTTTTAATATTTTAGAATACAATTTAGGTAATTTATTCAAAGATGCAACAAATTCTTTTTTTAAATCATCTGTCATTAAAAAATAAGCATCTCCAAGAGATTTACTTCTAATAGTTCTATACAAAGGACTTCTGTTAAAAGATCTTTCTACTCCTGCAGGAAATTCAAACAATGCTGTTATTGCTGCATCTAAAAACTTTTGAGCTTTTGCTTTACCTTCTTTACTTACAATTTTTATTGAAGGTCTTCCTTGCTGTATTAAAGGAAAACCTTGAAAAACAGGATTACCTGTTGTAGAAGCAAGTTCTTGTTTTATTAAAGGTGCAACGTCATCAAATTTTCTTTCAATATATTTGTAGAATTTTTGATCATCTATTGCCATTCTTTTTAAAGTTAAACCCATTTCTTTTATAGTGCTTCCTTGAGGAACATCTATAATTCTAAGATTTTCTTTTATACCTTTGCTATTTGTTATTTGTATTTCTTCTTTACCGCTAGCAATAAATTTTAAAACATCAGGATCATTTGTAACTTCTTTAACTCTTTGATATAAAGTATCAACATAAGCTTTTGTTTTATTGTATGTAGATAAAGCGTTGCCAGGCATCATATCATTATCTAAAAGACCTTTGTTGTATTGTAATCTAATATTATTTAAATCACCGTTCCATAATCTTCTTGCTAAAGTTGATTCATTTACACCTTTTAAAAGATTATCTGCAACTTGATTTGTTAATGTTCCTAAATTTAAAAGTTTTATTTCTTCTATTACTGATTGCAAATAATTTTTTTTACCTACAGATGATTCAAAAGCTTGTTCAATAGTGTAATCTAAATAACCTTGTTTTAAATTTTCTAATGTATTTTCACCAAAATATAATCTTGTATTATCTCGTGATACTTTTCCAAATTCTTCTGTTTTAGTTAATACTTCACCTTTTAATGTTCTATTATTTTTACCTAACAATAAACCAAAATATTCTCCCATATTGTTTGTTAAAGAAGGGTAACCATCGGAAGCTAATTTTGCCTGACCATCCATTGTTATTCTTACTGGAAAAGCAATTCTAGTAATTAATTGTAAAGGTGTCCATATACTTTTTTGCACTCCCCATAATATATTTATTAAAGAACGTGTAGCTAATCTTGGTGTGTCTATAAATCTACTTTTTTCAAACCAATTTGTATCTACTAGGTCTTTATCAAAAATATTATCTATTCCTTGTGCAATTTTTTTACCATATGTTAATTCAATATTTCTTATAACTTTAGATATAGTGCTTGTACTATTTCTAATTTTTCTCATATCAGGAATTGTTATACTTTCAGAAAGTAATTGTTGTGGCAAATGTGGAGTAGGAGCTTTTTGTTTTTGTCCATTAATTATAAGTTCATTACCTAAATCATCTAATCTAGCTCTTTGTCCAGGAAATATACCTTCTACACCTAATAGTGCTTTGTTAGTAGATTCTTTAACTTTATGCCAACTTAATATATCACTTTTCCAATAACTAGATATATCTTCAATATTAAAACCTCTAAGATTACCTTTAGTTATATCTAAAAATGATTCTATAACATCTGGTCTTTCTTTTGCTTCTTCCATAGCTTCTGCAGCAGCATCAATAATTTTATTAAATACTTTTTTTTGATTTACATAACCAATTTTTTGATTTGTATTTTGAAGAGTTGCATTAACAAAACTAGCTAATAATTTATCTCCTTGCGTTTTTGGTATTCTTGAATTAACAATAAATCTTCTTGTATTTTCAATAACGTCTTCTTGATTTTGCCAAACAAAAGTATTTTTTGGTGTCCAATCTCCCCACAATCTATTTCCTTTTTTAGATTCTTCAGGAGATAAATTTTTAAATATTTTATTAAGACCAATACTTTCAGGTATTTTGTTCCATTTATAACCTGCTGGTAAATCAGGCATACCTTTTGGATCTTGCAAAATGTGTCTTTGAAAAGCAGTTTTAACTGCTTCTAATTTTTGTTCAGGATTTTTAAACTTACTTGCTCTAATTAAATCTTGTGCCATAGGTGGTGTAAATCTTTTTACTATTTCATTTACATCGTCTAAATTTTCTGACCAAGCTTTCATTATTTGTCCACCATCATCTGATTTCATAAAATAATTAAATGCTTTATCTCTATCTACATTACGATATATAGTTTTTCCTGATGTAGTTGTTTCTTTAATTAATCCCCAGTTTTTATATTTACCTATTGTGCTTGCACTTATAGCTCCTAATTTATTTCCTAAATCACCTCTTAAAAATAAAACACCATCTACAAAACCAGAAATATTTGTATATGATTGTGTATTTGCATCAACAATTTCTCCTGCTACTAAACCACCTGGAGTTACAGGTTGTGAACCAGTAGTAGGAGAAAATGCAGATCCTCTAAATTGTGCATATAATTTACCTCTTCTATTTGATTCATCCCAAGCTTCTGATCCACTTCCAAAGTAAGGAAACCAACTATTTCCTAATCCTGATTCTGTACCAGGTGTATCTAAATCAAAAAACTTTTCTCCAAATTGTTCGTAACCAACAGTTAAAGCAGAGGGTCCTGCTTTTTCAAATGCTGGTCCTCCTTCAAAAAAAGGTACAAAATCTTTTGTTAAATCTTTTTTTTGTCCTATGTATTCTGGTTTAATTTGATTTAAAAATTCTTTCATAAATACAGGATTTACAAAAGCTTTAAACATATTTGCTTTAGCATTTTCATCTTCAACACCCATCGCAGATAAACCTGCATTACGAGCAATCATATAAGTTCTTAGTAATCTAGTTACAAATTGTGGATAAGCAGCTAAACCTGTACTAAATACTTGTGCGAATTTTTTAGTTTGTCCAACACTTTTTTTAACAGTATCAACTGGTGAAGGCATCCAACTAAACACACCTGCATTTGATAATTGATAATCTCTAGCATCATTTCTTATTGTTCTACCGTCATTTGCAAAATTATTTACATAAGATAAAATGTATGGTTCTGCCTGCTTAACTGTGTAACCATTTTTTCCTAACGTGCTTACTAAACCTGCAGGAGCAAAACTATAAACACTTGCTAATTGTTTTATATTTTCTGCTTGTTGAGGAGTTACAGAATCAAATTTATTTTCTTTTTGTTTATCTAAATGATATTTGCTAACAATAGAATTTTGTTCTGCCTTTTTAGATTGGCTATATTCTGGATATAGCATTATGTTGTTCTAATTAATATATTCAGAATATCGTCATTAAAACCTGATTGAACATATGCTGATACCATATCTGAATTTTTATACTCTGTACCAGGTCTTGCTATTGGAAAATCTTGTGCATTAGAAACGGTATAGTTACCAGGTTGTATTGTTTGAGCACCTGTCATAATATTTTCTTGCATATTTTCTGTAGGTCTATCTATTGCAAGTGGTGGTGTATTCGCTACTGTTGTTGATAAACTTGTGTCGTTAGGTAGTGAACCACCTTCACTAATTTGTTTTTTAATTTCTGTGCCTGTTCCATATGTTTCACCTTGTGTAAGACCAGGTATCATACCACTTGTATTGTTAACAAAATTACGACCTGTAGTTAAAGCAGAACCGTTAGTAGAATTTTTACTTACTCCTTTGTTACCATTACTCCTTGTTGCCATCTTCATCCTCATCGTCATAAAACATAAATGTAGAACTTATAATCATATATCCAAAAGGAAAAGCTAAAGGTGGCATTTGATCTGTAAATATTCTAGGTTCTATTAAACCTTCTTCTAGTAATATATCGTCACACAGTTCATCTACATCATCTAAAGAATTAAATACTATATCAGCAAATTGTTTATTTATTGACATTATCCTCCTAAACCTTGTAATAATTGTGCTATGCCTGGTGGAGGACCCTGTGGTGGTAGGGAACCTCCTCCAAGCAATTCTTGTTCAGCCACTGGTATTTCTGGTTCCTCTGCAGTAAAGAATTTATCTAAGATATTTTGCATATCATCAGGGTTCTTTCTTATCTGCACAACCGCCATCGTTGCTTTAGGATCTCCTTGTTGTGCTTGAGCCAATAATGTGTCAAATAACACACTGTCTGCTTTTTCTTTTGTAATTCTATCGTTTACTCGTACTAAATTATCTAGTCCGTCTAAGTTCTCCTGTAAAGTTTGTTTATCAATAATACCTGCTTGTAATAACTGTAAACCTGTAACAATTTTTTGTGGTTCGTCATATCCAGCCATAGCTCCATAAACTCTTCTAGTTTTATAAGAACCCATAATGTCTTTAGACGGATCATACTTTTCAGAATAAAATTGATTGTCGTAATATCCGGACAAGTCTTTTGCTTTACCACCATACATTTTTTCATCCCACTCAAGTCTTTTAGCATCAATCATTTCTATAGCATCAGCCATAACTGTGTGATACTCTCTAATCATAAGTGACATAGACGCACCTAGTTCTTCTAATCCTCTACCTGTTGCAAAGCTAAGTGGACTTTGTGAATCATCAGTTACAGGATAAGAACCACCTACTCGTAGTTGTCTTTCTATTCTGTCTATTTGTTGAAAAATTTGATAAGGAACATTTGATGCTGGTTTAGATACTTGTGTACCGGGAGCAAGATAGTTTACAGCAAATCTACCTTTTCTATATTGTCCTGATTCTATTTCACCAGATATGTTTGTTTCTGTAAATACAGCATCTTCCATCGCAATAATTGACATCACATTTATTTTTGCCATAGAAGCCATTAGTCCTATAATCTGATCGTATTGTCCTTGTAGTCTGTCAAATGCAAATTTCTTTGCAACAACAAACGCAGGTCCACTATCAAGTGGGTTAGGTATAAAATCAAGTATTGTTCCAGATGTCATATGAAATATGTATGTACCATCTTCGTTGTAATATTCTGCTATTAGGTCACCTTCACCATTTGAATTAGCCCAACTACCGTTATATTGATCTGTATATGCAGATGCGTATGCACTTCCAATATTAAGATTACTTACTTCGTAAGGATCTTTTTGATTTATTTTGTCTGCAAACTTTGGATATACCATTGACAATGACGCTTTAGGTACTCTTCGTACAATAGCCATTTCTTTAGGTTGTTGATCTGCACCATAATATCCTGTAAAACAATTATAAGGATCACGCAGTTCAGCACAAGGATATGGTGTACCGTCAGCACCTTTCTTTTCTCTAATTACCCATACAGCAAAACCATAACCAGGCAACCATCTACCAACTTGTGGCATTTGTAAATCTAATTTTTGTGTGTCATCGTAAGCATTTACAATACGAGCTATCTTTTCTGCTTTCTTTCTAGCCCTATCAGAATCTTTACCATTAGGTACATCTACTTTTAAGTTAGGAATACGACCTATTTTTTGTGCAAGGTGTTCTAATCCTGACATCATTAAGTTAGGTACAGGTATTTGATAGTCTTGAAAACCTTGTATTTGATCACCTAGTAATGCAAGTAAACCATCCGGTCCACCATTCATAATAGAACGTATGCGACCTCGCATAGAATATGCACTTTGATTATCGTAATGTAATTGTGTAATTTGATATTGTATTTCTTCTGGTGTCATTTTATCCCCAAGGGCTTTCGTTCATATCGCTTAAATTCCATTCTCCAAAACTAGGTTCATAGTCTAATCCTACCTCAGCTAGCCGTTCTTTTCCTAGTCTTCTTATAACTTTTAATGGAAACCAACTAGCCATTACGACATCTGATTTATAGCTTTTTGCTTTACTAGCCTTACTAGCAGCAGAAGAAAAATAAATTAGCTGTCTACGATATATATTACTCTTTGTTTCGCTTTCTGCACTACCATAAGGTAAGTTAATTAGCTTTTGCTCAAACAACTGTTGCATACTTCCAACACCATAAATCGGATCAAATTTGTTTTTTTGTGTCTGATGTCCTTCTAAGTGTATTCCCATACGAGCTGAATAATCTTTTATTTCTGTATCTTGTCTAATTGCTTTTTGAAATCCGTTTTCTTCTATAACCCAATGTGCAAGACTGTATTGTTCATACCATTTCTTTATAGATTTTTTAGCTTGTATAACTCCTCCGCCTTCTTCGTTTTCTATATCTACTAGATACATCATTCCTGTATCTGGATTTATAGCCCAAAGAAAACAAGCCTGGAATCCTGTAGAAGCTGGGTCAAGTCCTGCAACTAGGTATGTCCCTGCAGGTACCTGCCCAACAACTCTATTGACATCTCTACATTGGTCAATATCTTCTGAATTAAACATTGTTATACCTTCTACAAATGCTTTATTTAAATAAACCATTTCGTATATTGCTCTACCACCTGTTGTATCTGCATTGTTTTTTTGTGACATAAGCCATTTGTATGTACGTTTACTTTTCCATAACATACAATCTGTATGTTTTTCTATCTCTGTTTCTGGCAAAACACAATCTGTTTTATGTGCTTCTTCTACAATATGGTCAAACTCTGTGTTTTCTAAAAGAAAGTTATATAAATCTTCTGGATGTTGTCTAGAACCTATAACAACTACGCCTGTATGTTCCTCTTTACGAGATGACAAAGTAGTTGTCCACCATTGTCTAGTCTGTTCTCTAGCACTAGGTTGTATTGTTGTACCGTGATCTTCTATGTCATCAGCAATAATTAAGTCACAGTCACGTGATAATATTTTTCCACCTTTACCTACAGCTACCATTGTTGGTGATTTAATACCAGTAATAGTTCTAGTACCTACAGTAAATTGTCCTGATGACCAAGACTTACCTGAACGTACTTTAGGTTGAAACTTTATACCAGGTCCATTAATCTCTTCGTTTAGTTGTTCGTTGTTTTCTAAATGATCTAACACACCACCTACTGCATTCTTTGCAATATCTTCGTTACCACCTACCCACATAATTCTTATGTTTGGATTTTTACATATCTGCCATACAGCAAAATGTATAAGTAAGTCAGTCTTACCGTGACGTGGAGGTGACAATATCATTTGTTGTTTGCCGTGTTTTATTGCATCAACAATAGAGTTAATCCATTTTTCGTGAAAGTCTGCCGTTTCGTATAGCTGACCTGTTTCTGTTTTAAAATACTTATCTCTAAACTTTTTAAAATCATCTAGTGATTTAACAGTAGCTTTTGCAATCTTCCAATCTTCTTGTGCTTCAAAAGTTTTTTTATCTTCTAAATAAGCTGCATACATTTTTGTTACAACACTTCTAGATACTTTTAGTGCATATGCAACTTCTTGATGTGTAAGTCTATTGTTTTCTAATTTAGCTGCATACTCTTCTACAAATGTTTGATACTCAGCACCTCTTGATGTTGATTTTATTACAGGTGTTTCTATTTCTATTTTATCTTTTT